TGTTCTCTCGTCAACATAAGGATCAATATTGCGATCAGAATGCGGAAAATCAGCTAATTTAATTCTGGCAACTGCTCTTTTGCCTAATCCTGATCCTGCTGTTGTTGAAGTTGCTGCTTTTTGTATATTGCCCATAATTACGGGAAACATATTCACGCCTTTCGGCAAAGACGATCGAGACTGGCAAAATACGTATTCTTTTGTTGTTTTGTCATAATTCGTAGTATCGTTGCAAGTTGCACGAGTGTTATAACATTTTGCATCACCTGTTTCGGTTGCAGTACAAGCACCCACACCCGCCGTCAAAGCACAATAATCCATGATTAAAGTGCTTGTTATTAAAGGTTCTCCGCCTAATCGTGCTTTTTCAATATCATAACTCATGGTGTACCCTCAAAACTGAGTGATACTTTCATAAGAAGAGGAGTCGAATACGTAGGATTTGGGATTTTTTTTGTGACCCACCCTAAAACAGCCTCAGATGAGTAATTCACATCATCCCACGCAAACACAAAAACTTTTGGAGTTTGTGCGTGATTAATAAATGGGATCCAATCGCTACGCACCCATGCAGGATCCAGGTTGCTTAAAGTAAGACCCCCTTCAATACCTTCTGATATTTTGCGACCTCCGATAAACGCACCACCCTCGGAAAGCGATGTTTTTGTCTTAACTATCGGCACTAAAGAAGCTGGAGCAAAACCCACATCCATTCCTTTGGTTAGATCCAAAGCCATGCCAATTTGAACGCCTGCAATGGCTGCAACAATCAAAGGATTATTCACTAATAATCGCCAATCAGCCGCGTTTATATCACCCCATGATATAAATAAAGTATTATTATCAGATGGAGCAACAGCAGAATCCGCATCGTTCCACGTGGAACCACCATCAGTTGAATATTGAGGCTTTATACTTGAACCAAAGCCTGCTAAATCATGCCCCCATATTGCCATATAATTAGCTGTTTGAGCCGTTCCAAAAGATGCTCTCAGCCAGCTCTCGCCTGTTGCGATAGGTTTCCACCAGCTATACCCAAAACCATCATAAGCATTTTCCTTATCAAAATCAGCGGCCTCTGATGAAGCTGTTACAGTCACGCCCGAAGTCGTAAATAGATTTTTATAACCTATTTTGCCATTTCCCGGTATTGCTGTGTCAATTATTACTGGCATTATGAAAGCACCAATCGGCCAACGCCGCCCATATCTTCAATTGTTTCTGCTAAATTTTCTGCAAATTTCCTCATCCCTTCTGAGTTAGGGCCATCGCCTTCAACTGTTATTCTTAATTCTCTGACTGTTGGCTGCTCTGCTGCATCAGGTACAGCCGTAGCACCTGGAGGTAAGCCGCTTGCCACTGGAGCAGAAGGAGCAGTAGAGCCACCCCCGCCGCTGATTGCTGGGGCAGAAGCCCCACCACCGAACGTGGCCGACCTAATCGAGTTTATTTGATCGAGACCGGCTTTTAACATTAAACCAGCGGGGATTAAGCCAAACGGGTAGCCGCCACCGTTTTTATACGAACTCATAACAGCGGCAGGAAGATCAACAGCAGCCGATGCCATAGCGGCAATCTTCTGAGCCTCAAACGCTGCCCTGTTTGTCTTAGCTGCATTTGCGAGCATTAGCGATCCGTGGCCTATTGCTAGCTTATACTCACCAGCGTCCATAGCTTTACCAAAATCTAAAGCAGCTTGCTGTGAGCCAGACTGCATATTAAATAAGCGATCCCAATAATCTTGTTTTTGAGCCAGTTTCGCCGCGTCTGATTCTGCCATTTGAGCAAGCATTTCATCAGTATGCTCACTCATTCGTAAAAACTCATTATCTAATCTTAGCGATTCCGCTTCTTCGTCTTGCTGTTGAGTGCCTCCACCCAACCCATTTACTATTTCTTTTGTTTCTTTTGTTTCGCTTTTTATTTTTTCCAGTTCTTTTTGTTTATCTAAAGCACCATTGATATTCCAGATCAAATTATATTCTTTTTCTAGTTTTGCGGCGTTTTTGTCTCTTGCTTCACCGATGGCTGTTACAGCGTCAAAATCAAGGCTTGCAAGAGCAACAAGCTGCGCGGCAGCTGCTCCAATCTTATTACCTAAATCTTTGAATGTTAATACGATTGTTTTTGCCGCCTTAGCCATGAAACCCATAAGATTTACAATGCCACGCAACGCGGGATCAAATGTATCACCAAGCATCAAAGCAACACCTTCCCATGCAGAGCCCATGCGCTTAATATCACCGTCTAAGTTATTAGTATTTATTGATGCTTGCTCTGTCGCTGTATTTGTTCCTGTTAGCTTTTTTGTTAGCTCTCCAATAGCATCGGCCTGACTTATTAATGCTGTGGCCGCTGTAGCGGATTCAAGACCAAATAACTTCATTTTTTCAGACGTTGTTAAGTTCGCATCTTTTAGATTCTTAAGCGCAGACTCAAGACCAACAATTTCGGGGTTAAAATCATCCCTAGATTGTTTAGCTAGTTTTAATAAAACCCCTCTTAATCCTGTTCCGGCTTCTGCCCCTTTGATTGACACAGACGCGAGAGCTTGAATAGCTGCGTTTGTTTGCTCAAAAGACAGTCCGAGGCCGGACGCTACAGCACCCACATTCTTCATGGCTTCTGCTGTTTCATTTATTTCAGATGCACCAAACTTTGCTCCTGCCGCCAAGACATTAATAAATCTATTCGCTTGTGTTGCGTCTGCTTCAAATTGATTTAATGAGCTGCCTAATGCGTTTGCAGCTTGTGGCAAATCTAGTCCAGATGCTTCAGCTAAAGTTAAAACTTCACGCGTTACAGCCGCTAGAGCTTCTTTGCTTTCTAATAATTCTGGTTTTGCTGATGCGATCAACTTAAATGCTATCGCAACTTGACTGGCTGAGAATGTTGTCGACTCTCCCATTTTTAAAGCTTGCTCTCTAAAGAATTTTAAGTCTTCACCTGTTGCTCCGGTAATAGCAGACAGTTCACTCATTGATTTTGTGAATTCTCTGTGTGCTTGAATGGTAGACCATAAAGCGGCGGTAGCGGCGGCCATAGCCGCAACCATACCGACCTTAAATGCTGCTGACATCTTTCCTGTTGCTGTTTCGGTCTTTTTTGCTTGATCGCCTAGTTTGTTAAGCGATTTAGTGCCTTTATCGACTTGTCGACTATCAACACTTAAACCAACCTGAACAATATCAACCATTTTAACCTCTTAATAATGCAAACATATTCTTAATCTTGCTTGCAATTGCATCTCTGTTCTTTGGCCTCTCGATATTAGGAGAGGGACAGCCTTTTTCCGTTGCTTCGTAATACTGCGATACATAAGTCACAGATAATTCTTTTATGGCTTCGGCTTCGCCTGGGCTTATCTCAGCCCCTGTGATTTCAATCCATGCCTTAATATCTATCCAGTCGATCGACGTTAATCGTTCACCGGATATTTTCCCTTCCCCTATCTCGGATAAAGCGGATACTAAATATTCCGCTTCTCCGATTTCAGGTAACTGGTATTCAGGCTCGATTCCATTCGATTCTGCCAGCAATTTTATTTGTGATTGCCTTGGCTCCTTATCTCCTTTTGGGATTGCCATGAGCCATGCAAGCTGTTTTAAATACTTTTTAGCTTGCTCTAGGCTTTCGTAAAAAAATTAGCTCTATCCGCAATAAACGCGTCGGCTTGCTCACGTATCCAGATGTGATCCATATACATTTGAAAGGCCGCTTCGGTAGAAAACTCTATCTTCTCCCCTTTATCTTCTAGCCCACCCCACCCCGTCGTACAAGCGGCTAACATTTCACAGGCTTCTTCATCGCTAACAGAATAGTCCACGTTTTTAGCGCGATTCCGTACCATTTTCTGAGTGCGCTTCTTTTGAAATTCGCGGTTTTTATTCCGCCATACTTTAGAATCCGTACCTAATAATTTAATAGTGACGGGCTTTTCTTTCTTACCACTACCATAAAACAAAGGATCATCAAATGGATCTAATAAGTGAAGATCTGCGCCAATTTCTGCTTGTTGTGTCAGGTTGAATTTAGATAAATCCATGATTAAGCCTCAAATAATGTTTCAGGTTCAATTGCCAATTCTACAGTCGTCATTTCAACTGCGCCCGATGCAATCGCACCAATACCGGCTTTAATGACTTTAGCCGTGAAATTACCAGTATCTCCAGAAGGCAAAACTATTTCAAAAGAGTAACTTGCGCTTGCAGCTAAAGCGGTTTGTAAAAGCACTTGCCCTGCATCCGTAGATACGCGGCCTAGAGTCAAAGTGATATTTGCAATATCGTAAGTATCTTTAAGTTTTTGCGGGTAAGCGCGCGTAACTGTTTGATGATTAATTACAGCAAAGGCTTTGGCCAATTCACCTACGTCAATTACCTCTCCCAGGTCGGTAAAAGTTAATGATGGATAACCTGTTATAGCATCACTGTCATAAGTTGTAGGCAAAGTCGCAGACATACCCACTGTGGTTCCTGTTGTTGTTGATACATCTGTCATTTTACTATCCTCTTGTTACGTATGCTTGATAATTGATCGTGCATACTGTTTGATAAAATCCGCCTTCAATTCTACCACC